GTTGCTGGTGAAGCGTATCTGATCGCGAACGGCTATCACGTACTCGGTGGGATCTACAACTTCCGACAGATGAGAGGGTATCCTGCTCTTTCCACTCACTCGTGGGGTATTGCGATTGACATCAATCCGCATCTTGCTCCGTATAAGGAGAAACCGAATCAACCGAAGTTTATTGTAGACATCTTCAAGACTCGAGGATGGGATTGGGGTGGAGATTGGTACCCCAAGTATCACTACGACGGTATGCACTTCCAAGCGTGTACAGGATATTGAGGAGGATCAAATGGTAATTGTGGTTGCCTTCTGGTTGGGGTTCTGTGTTCTGATCTCTGTGTGGGCACGGAAGCTCAATCGATCGGGAGTGAGTTGGTTCTTCGTCCCCCTTCTAATCTCACCTCTATTCGCTGCTCTGGTTCTATGGCTTATCGGAAAGAAGGAACAGAGAGAGTTCGAGCAGAGTAATCTTCCCGTGGGAATGAAGGAAATCAAACTGAGGTAAGTGTTGTGCCTGACCTTGAATGGTACGTTAACGGACTAAACAAACTACTCGAGAACTCAATTGGGGAGATGCAGGACTTCACTGCTCGATACCTCCGAGATATGGGAGTTGCGTGGAAACGTCTTGAAGACGATCCGCTTCTCGCTCTTGATACCCGGAAGTACTCTATCGACGAACTCACGGACATGGTCTCGAAGAAGATCCGTGAACTCAATCTGACAGACCCGAACCGACTCGGGAAGCTTCCGATCGTGTGCAAAGACGGAATTACGAGGTACTACGATCCGGATTGGTGGAGTCAAACTATTGCTCGTACTCGTGCTATGACTCTTAACGAAGAGGGTCTGCATAACGAGATGCTGCGCTCTGGCTATGATCTGGTGATCGTCTCCGTTGGTGGTTCTGGCGACGAGTGTTCGAGATGGGAAGGAAAGATTCTCTCCCTCACAGGGAAGACTCCCGGGTTTCCTACCGTGGAGCAGGCAAGGAGAACTGGTGAGATCTTTCACCCTCGGTGCGTTCACTCATCTTCACCCTTTATTGTAGCCGGACCGCAAGAAGCGCAGGAGATCTGGGGACGAGATGATCTACCTTCTGCTGCGATAGAGCAACTAAAGACGATTACGAAGTTTCAAGACCTCGTTGCTCAGATGGTTGAAGCTTCTTTAGTACGAGCAGCAGCGACACGAGTTATGACTTTAGTAAGTGGAGAGACCGTTCAGGTAGGAGATGCAGTACTAGCTCTTCGGAATTCTCGTTGGGTAACCGCTCAGATCGTAGAACTTGAGAGTGCTGAACGCGCTTTGGTATCTAAGGAGGGTGTGAGTTGGCTCGTATCTCGATATCAGATTAGGAGGTAGAGATGGCTAAACAACCGATTCAAAAGGCTCGCGCTGTTGAAGCAGGTCCAACTTCTGTACAGTTGGATCCGATCCTTCGACAACTCGGACTAGCCGACATCCGAATCAACAAGATGTCGGTCTCCGAGAAGATCTCGTACATCAAGAAGCTCGGTTTACCGGTTCCGAAGTGAGTCGGTATTTCTTTTATTAAGTAGGTCTCAGAGAAAGGAGACAAGATGACGACAGAGATTGCGATTAGGGTCGGAAATGGATCAGTCGAAAATCGGCAACTAACCGATGAGCAGGCTGACAAGTTGCAGAACTACAAGACTTTCGCGAGTCACAGCTCTCTAGCGATTGCCGTGATCGAGATCGTCTCGTGGTTTTGTCGAGACTGGTCGAGGCGAACGCTGCTAACGCCGGAAATTCGGAGTTTAGCTAGAAGCACTAGTCAGACACCTCAACAAGTCGCCGAGCGTCTCGGATGTGCGGAGTCGTACGCTCGTACGTTGATGAGTTCCGGAGAGATTCCGAGCAAGAACGTTGGATCCGGATCGTTGAAGAAACACTGGGTAACAACTCTCGAAGCGGTCCTTGAGTATCAAGAGAAAGCGACGTCACCTTCAGAGCCATTTAAAGCCATTTAAGAACACACCTAGTCGTGAGATGCATATCACGACGTGAACTTCACACCTCAGGAAGGAGGAACGAGTGAAGAGACTGCTACTGTTTCTGTTGGCGGTAGTTTTCCTACTCGTTGGCACTTTCGGATTTGGGCAGATCAATCGATTCGTGAGGGTGGACAGCCCGACGGTCGAAGCGATCATCGCCCTCGGAGTGTCCGATGGGAAGACCGTCCTCGCTACTGTAGATCGCGAGTCCCCTATCTCGTTGATCCAGTGGGGAGTCACCTTCGATGCCGTAACCTATTGTTTGCTGAACACTCGGAACGACCTCTATGATTCTTTCGAGATCGTCGTTCCAGACTTCAGTCTCGGTTCGGTCATCGAACAATCGTTAGGACTCGATACACGGTGGCAGGATTATCCTCTCCTGCTGATTCAAGAAGGCCCCGGTCAGGGGGCCCTACAAGTGCTGACCATATAATGAGGATGACTTTGTGAGTGTAGGGAGCCTGTCTTTGGACGGGCTCCTTTTTCCATCAACAGAGGGTAGAGATGAGCGTAATCGATCCTGTTTTGACGAATCCGAGTATCGTTGCGTATCAGAGAGAGATTCGCAAACTTCGAGAGTTGCTGGAAGCGAGAGATTCTGAGCATCACAGTTCCACTAAGTCGATCGATCTTTTAGATGAAGCTTGCGACGACGCAGAGATGCGAGCAACGACAGCAGAGAAGAAGCTCACTCGAATTCGAGATCAGGTGTTTCTTGCAATAGGTTACGCTCGAGTAGGAGCACACGATCAAGTGTGGCTCTGCCTTCAACGAATCCAGAACGCAGTAGTGAGGTAACGTATGCCGAAACAATACGGTCGAGATAAGAAAGGTGCTTGGGTGAAGTGGGGAGCTCACGGAAAGAAGTACCACTACAAGGCATCAAGTAAGTCTGCAAGAGCACGAGCTGTAAAGCAGGCAAACAAGCAAGCCTCTGCAATTTACGCTTCCGGATATAAAGGAAGATAATCCTCTTTCTTCCGTTTACTTCCGTTCTCCAACCCTTTATTTCTAGAAAGATCTATTTTCTCGTTACGGAGGAAAAGAGTAACATGAATATGGACGAGTTCCAGAAGGTTCATCTTCAGTGGTTTGCTGAAGAGGAAGCTGCAGAAGAAGGCGAAGAAGAGGGGGCTGAGAGTAAACCGAAGTCGGGTACTCAGCAGGATGAGCTTGATACTCTCACAGTAGACGGACTCTCGGAAGAAGAACTGAAGGCTTTAGTTCGGAAACTGGGAGAGAGTAACAAGAAACTCTCACTGAAGTCTCGTGAGCTACTTCGTGAAGTGATGGAGAAGAAGACCAAACTTCGCGACGTGGAGAAAAGGGATGAGGAAGCTCGCGAGAAAGCTCTTAAGGAGAAAGAGGAGTTCAAAAAGCTCTTTGAGGATCTCAAACCCAAGTACGAGATTCTCGCTGGAGACGTCGCGAAGACTCTTTCTCACTTCGAGACCGAGCTTATAGAGCTCAAAGCGCAGTTACCTGAGCAGTATCACAAGTTGATACCGAAGGTAGACGTGCGTGATCAAGTCCTGTGGATTCGCGAGTTCGTGCAAGCGATTCCGGCTGCTGCACCTGTCGCTGCGGGAGCACCTGGATCTGCACCTGAGAAGAAGACCGTCGGTGCGGCAGGTAGCCCTCCGGGTAAACCTGTCACTGGTAAGGATGCGGGTGTGAAAGCGATCGAGGATCAAATTCGCAACTGCAAGAGTGCAGACGAACTTGCTAAACTTCTACGTTCACATGGCGGTAGCCCAAACGTCTGATGATAGAGTCTGCGGTATTGCAGCACGGTAATGTCCTGTGTCGGACACGGTAAACACCAAATACAGAGAGGAACAAGATGGCTGAAACTTCTACCACCACGCTTACCGGTCTAGTAAAGACTGCGTATAGCAAAGCGGTTGAGTTCGCTTTCCAGCCCCAGTTGTTCTTTGCGCAGTTTGCGCAGAGTAAGAGCTGGTCGATTGCGGACCGCGACCCGATGCCGGGCGATACTGTCAGCTTCACCATCTTCGGCAATCTCGCTGTAGCCACCGGTGCTCTGTCGGAGACGGGTGATCCGACTGCGGCCTCGATGTCCAAGACTCAGAAATCGATAACGATGTATGAGTACGGACAGCGGGTGACCACCACGCAGAAACTTCGGACTCTGTCCTTCGCGAACATTGACATGGCTGCCGCGCGCGTTGTCGGAGACTCCATGGGGAAGTCTGTCGACCTTATCGCTCGTGCTGCTTTCGACGCCGGCACCGCTGCTGCGTACATCAAGTACGCCTCCGGTACTGCTGCGTCTCACGTCCTGGACTCCGCAGGGAGCCGTCTGACCGCTGTTGACGTTCGCTATGCCTTCAACCGGCTAGCAAGAAATAACGTCATCAAGCCGGACGGTCGATTCTATATTGCAGTTGTGCACCCGGATGTTGTGCATGATCTGCGAGCAGAGACCGGAGCTGGGTCTTGGCGGAATCCTAAGGAGTACGTCGAGCCTGCTCAGATCTACAACGGTGAGGTTGGAGAGTTCGAGGGTTTCCGGTTCATCGTTACCACGAACTCTAAGGTCGTGGACGGTGGAGCTTCCGGTGCCGTGGATCTGTACACCTGCTACTTCTTCGGGTATCAGGCAGTAGGGTTCGCGGAAGGTATCGCTCCAGCGATGGGAACCTCCGGACCGTTCGATGCCTTACAGCGGTTGGTGAACGTCTACTGGTACGGGCTGATGGGATTTGGACCGCTCCGGGTTGAGTCGGTCTTCAAGTTCTATTGTTCCTCCAGCGTGGGTGATAACACCTAATTCGCTGCGTGACGAGACAAAAGAGAGGCGGCAGAATCTTCGGACTCTGACCGCCTCTTCTTTTATTAGGTCCTGAGGACCGAAGGTAAATAACCAGGATTTCTACTGGGGTATACGTCTCTTTAGAAGGAGAAACTGACCGTGGATAGTCAGAAGAGAGCAACCGTATCTGTTTGTATTATTGCCAAGGATGAGGCAGCGACAATCCAGCCGAGTCTGGAGAGTATTCGAGATCAAGTAGATGAAATCGTTGTCCTGGTGGACGACAGCACTAC